TTAGCTTCAGGAGCAGCATCAACTTTTCCGGGCCCAGGCACTGCTGCATCTTTAGGTATAGATGCCGCGCTAGCAGCTAAAGACATGAAGGCAGATAATAAAACACCTAAAATAGAAACTAAAGTAGAAACTAAAAAATATGAAGGCACTTTATATAATGTAACACGACAAGATATAGAAAAGCATCCAAACTTTCAAAGATACTTATCACAATATCAAAAAAATGCTAAGACTAATTATGGCAGAGATGCTGCCTATGACAAAGCTAAGATGCGAGTTAAAAGTGACATGATTCTAGAACAAAATGGTCGAGATACTTCTATGAAAACTCCTAAAATTGAGCCTAAAAAATCTGAAGGTATGTGGAGTAAAATTAAAGGATTTTTTGGTGGTAATAAAAAGAATGATCAACAAAAACTAAGTGATGAAATAGACAGAGAGAATGCCAGCGAAGATACAATCTCAGCTGAAGATATTAAAAAGTATAGTGGTGGGTTTGCTGAAGGTGGAAAGATTCCGCCTGGCAAGATCGGCATGGTAGGAGAAAATGGTCCAGAACTTGTTGAAGGTTATGCTAAAGTTACTAATGCTGAAGACTATACTAAAATGATGAAAGAAGGTATTGCTAAAACAAAACAACAAAGAGAAGATCTTAATGCGGAACGCTATAAGCTTGAGAAGTTATCGGGTATAAAAGGAAATTTTGCTGCAGGTGAAATAGAGTCTATAGATAACGGTGAGACTTGGAATAAGTTAAGTAAAGCTGAACAAAACAAGATGATGCAGGCTTTTCAACAGAATCAGTTAAAAATGTATGAAATGGATAAAGTTCTTAATTCAGATTCATGGAAACAAAATATGAGTGACGAAGGTGTGGCCCGTTATGCTAATTCATTCAATATGGTTAAAAAGATAGAGGCATACCATTCATCTAACGGAGACATGAGTGATCCTGATTGGAAAAAGAAAGCCGGTATTACTACGAAGGAAGAAGGTGCAGTAGCTTCTTTAGCCGAAGAAGGCAAAATGCTTCTAGAACTGCAAAAAGTAACACCAAAAGAAGGAGCTATTGGTAAAAAACTTGGTAGAAAAGAGATTGATTCTGCAAATAGATTACTTTCTAGTTCTTCTGAAACTGAGATGGCTAAGAATAGCAAAGGTAAAACAGGTAACGTTAATAATATCGTTAATGCACCTACTAATGTATCTAATACTACACAAAAAACTATCATCCCATCTGAAGTAAGAAACAAAGATACTTCAGTCAATGAATATTATCGATCTAGATTCGCCTCATAAAAAAAGGAGCTTTCGCTCCTTTTTCTTTTACATCTAATTAAGCTTCGTCAGCTATCTTTTGAAAGAATGACATAACATCGTCATCATCTTCATTGATCTCTGGTGCTTTAGTAATAGTCATACCACCTACATTGGGCTGTGGAGCGGCTGCATATGAAGTTGTATATGTAGGAGCCGGAGCCGATGTGAATGATGGTGGAGCTGCAACTGGAAGTGGCTCATTAGTAAGCTGTTCTGCAGTAGGAACTTGACCATCGCCACTTAATACTGAATCTAACTTAGCCTTAAGTTCTTCATAACTCTTAAAGTTTTTAGCTTCAAGGAACTCACCAAGTTTAACTTGCTTATTAGCAATAGTTACGATAGCTTCATCGCTTGGAGCAACTGGAGTTGATTCGGCAAATGCTGATTGATCATAGTTAGGGTAACCTTCGACCGTACGCATACGGATCTTGAAGTTTGCGCCTTCAAATAGATCAAACACATTAACTGGTTTCTCATCTTCAAATGTAGGGCGAGCCTTATTCATAATCATATCAAAGATCTTTTTACCATACTTGAATAGCATTACTTTGCCTTCATTTTCTGGATGTTTAGGATCTGATACAACTAAGATGTTTGAGATGAAGTGCAATCTACGTTTTTGTAGACGAGCAATCTCTTTATTAGCATCTGAACCAGAGTTCCATAGTTTTGTATTGAGTTCACCAACTGGATCATTCTGACCTAGTGTTGTAAGTGAGTTCTCAATGTACCATTTACCTGTTGGTCCTTTGAAACCATGAGAGAAGATCTTTACCCATGGAAGTTCATCACCTTCTACACGTGGTAGGAAGCGAATGACTGCTGTTGCATTACCAGCTTTATCTCGTTCCATCTTCCAGAAACGGTCATCTTCATATGAGTTTGATTGTTGTGGGTTTGCTACTTTTTCGAATGCTGATGCGATTGCACCAAAGTCTTGATTGCGCGAAGCGCGGAGTGTATTAATGTCCATCGTATTTTCCTTATATTTTTAATATTAATGTGTATAGAGTATAACTTCTACTCATGTTTATTTATACAACCCACATCAAAAGATTGTAATAAATTCGTTAAAAATTGGTTTAATTTTTTCTTGTTCATACTTAACAAAACCTTTAAGCTTTTCTATCCTTCTTATATCAGATTCTAGTATAAGCATACCTGATGGGTTCTGCTTCCACTTAGGTATAAAGTCTAACAAGTCATTAAGTATAGATATGGATTCAATGGCTATCTTTTTTCCTAAGTATAGTTTAATTATACTCGGATATTCATTTAAAGTAAAATTAATTATTTGGTCGATGGATAGTGCATTCTTCTGAGACTCTAGTTCAATAGTATTGAGGTCATCTTTAAATATACGACTAATACTTTGTTTTCTCTTTTGCCATTCGAGGTAATACTCATTAGCTTCTTCTATGGCAAATATCATGTTATCATGACCATATGCAAAGTTTGCTACAAGGAATTGGATTAAGTCCTTGTCTGTATCAAACTTCCTAGCTAGCTTCTCAAATATATGCCTATCATTTCGAGAATTAAAGTTTTCATATGAGTACTTGATGTTGCCTTTGTTTTCAAATACGTTATACTTATCATTGTTGAAATGCAGCTTTAAGGCTAGATAGTATCTAAATGCCTTAAATCCTGTCATATATCAAGAGTACCCTTTTTAGGTAGATAATTACCTTCAATCATGTTTAGTTCGATTTTTTGTTTGAGGTTTTTATTGATTAGTTTACTGATGTCTTCAGGATCTATGAAGTTCTTTTCGCAATATAATAAGACCGCATCCATATGAGATATTCGCCTGTGTGCTACTAGTTCTTCTATAAACAAGGCAAACTCATTTGTAGTCTTAAATATCTTGCCTTCCATTATAGCATGCCTAAATAATAATCTGTCATCTTAAAACTATGCTTAAGGTTCTCATAAGCTTTATACTTATCATTATATGCTTTCCATACTGGAGAAGATTTATCTGATGCATTGAGTTGATCATCGAATACTTCAAGATACTCTTCAAAGAATACATCAAGCTCTTTGAGTTGTTTATTTAGTTCGCCTTTGACTCTGAGAAGTTCTTGCTTATTACCAGTTATATAACTGTGATTTATATGTTGAGCCACGTTCATTTCACTTTCCTTGATTTAAAAATACATTATACCATAATAAAGAATTAATGTACACAACTAATCGATTGCACCGTCTTCAACTTTAATTTTTACTTTACCCTTCTTAGCAGCAGGCTTTGGTTGATCTACGATCTCATTCTGTTTCTCAGCAGCTTTCTTATCTTGTAGTTGTACAGCTTCAAACCTCTTCTTTAGTCTGGGCTTGATCTCTTCTGCATTGAACCATAGTTCAAGACCGTTTAGTACCTTATCAAGTTCGGCCTTGCTTAAGAAACCTTCGTATGCATCAATCAATAGCTTCTCACACTGTTTAACTGTAAAGTCTGTGTGTGCCTTGACTGTTGGTGTGTTACCAGTAGAGCCGAATGATGCCGTATGGATCATGATGTATGCAGTATCATATACATGGACAGCATGGCAATACATGGCTATTAGAGAGGCAGCAGAGTGACATGCACCCATTAGGAATGCAGTCACTTCTGCCTGAGACGAGAGGATGCCTGATATGATTGCTCCGGCAGAATCAAGGTTACCACCTGGGGAATTGATAAACAGGTGGATCTTGTCATTCTCGGATGCATTGATAAGCAGAGAGACTAGCTCTCGATACTTACTAGGGTCCTCTATCTCTTGATCAAGAAATACTTCATGAGTTCTATATACAGACTCGATCGTATTGATATGTACATTATTAAGTAGTCCGCTAAATATATTAGCTGGATTTTCATTTGCAAGTTGAGTCACGATCAAGCCTTTCTATAAAATATATGATTTCCAATAGTAGTTGTTACACGAACATTTTGCCATCTAGGATTAATATCCTTAGTGTGGAAAAATAATGCACCATGCGTAATATCTTGCATAGTTTGATAGTTTAAGTATGTATGTAAAGCTAAAGATCTAATATTATTAAATACTTCTTTCTCATGCTGTGTATATCTGTAAGATGTAGCTTTGAGTCTCTTATAGTCATCACAGTACCAGCTAAACTGACATGTATACTCGGTCTTTTGTGTCATAGTACCACATATAGATTTTGGATACAATCCAGAGTGTACTCTATTAAGAGTCACTAGTGCGACAGCGATCTGTCCTTTAGTAGGTTCATATCCAGCCTCATAGTACATATTCTGTGCTAGACATTCTACTTGTTGTTTCTCCACCTTAGTTAGTTTCTTTGGTGGTTTTATTTCTTGATGTATTATTTCTGTATGTGCTATATTAAAATAACACAGGTAACATATAGCCAATATTGCGGCGAAAGTTTTTCTCATGGGGATATTCTCCTTACGATTAGTACTTAGCTTTTTATGCGCTTAGTAGTATTATACTTTAGTTGTTAATTAAAGTAAATTTAATTTTTTAAATTGTTGACGAAGATCAACTAATTGGTGGATGAAGCCCTTGCGCTTCTGTTGGAAGATTTGTGGTTTTGCATCGTCTACTCCTATGATTATCGTTAAGTCTGGAACTTTAATTCCTGTAAGTTCTTCGAACATAACTGAATAAGCAGTTGCCTGTATAAAGTAATTATCTATATTATTAATATCTTTGGGTCGTTTGGATGTCTTAAAGTCAATGACGCTAAGGACTCCATCAAACTCTCCGATACAGTCAACAGTTCCTGCCAATTGTAGTTTATCGGAATATAACTTGCTCTCTAGAGCATGTATATTGTCTATCTTATCCACGACTGGTCGTAAATCATTCCACATCTCAATGTCGAACATGTCGACTTGAGTTGGATTCCCTAATAAAAAATCCTCACATAGTCCATGAATACGAGTACCTCGACCGGAAGCCAGTGTTGATACTCTATTTGCCTCTTTTTCTCCAACTCTTTTACGCCATTCGACGATGAATTGTTTGTTTAAGAGACCTGTTACTTGTGTTACACTAGGATATTTATCTCCAGACGGGGTTTCATATACTCGACCCTGTTCTGAATCAATCCGTTGCAACACTGGAAACTCATGATGTATAAAGTTCTTCAATTATTTATCTGCATATTTTTTCTTAAGCGTAGGTTTTTTACGGTTAGGATCTTTCTTTGCTGGCTCTGCTGGTTTTACTTCTTTAGCAGGCTTTGCGACTTCTTTTTTAGCTTTAACTACAATAGTTTTTGTCTTAACTTGTTCTTCCGCAAGTACACATATCGTGTAACTTAATAAACCGAATACTACGGCGATAGCTATTAATCCATTTTTATAACTCTTTAACATTACCATTCCTTCCAATAAAATTAAACTTTATATTTGGATGATTCTGAATCATCTTATTAAAATTAGTCTTCCAATCTGGAGACATATTCATACTATCTGAATCTAAAAAATTCCTGGTATAACTCTTACTAACATTATTACTACGTATATCGTTTGTAGTCATCGCATCGGCTCCGTATATATCTATGTCAGTGTAGCCAAGCTCTACTGCTTTAAGACATGCTAGGTTACCACTTGATAAACCTTTACGGGTCTTTTGTATGATGCCTAAACTCTTAAACAATGATATCGCTCCTACTTCTTCAACATAATCGTGTGCAGCTTGACTAAAGTATACATCGCAATCTATAAGTGTTATATCACTAATCAATACTTTAACCAACTGTGGATCTAGTATCACAGTGCAGTCAACCTTAGTCCAAGGAATGTTGCAACCTATGCGGTATGCATATTCTTTATTGGGATCATAGGCTGACCGACTGGGACCATTACATAGTACCGCTACTTTCTTATTATACATCAGGACTTAATTAAAGTACAATTAAGCTTCGAGGACTTCGATTGCATGGTTATAATGTTTGATACGGTCTTCTAAACCAATATATCCACCATTGATAACCTTTGTCATCCCTTTAATGTCACTTGCATCAGCATACTTATTGATTTTGTTTTTATTCCAAAACCAAAGCGCTGAATATAAGGAAGTTGGTACATCATCTGTCACGAGGTCAGGATCATTTATCACCGTTTCAGGATCTTCAAAGAAGTCTGTAGCAAACGCTTGATAGTTAGCCTTACCTGTTAATTGAATTGGACCACGTCCTCTGAACTTATAACCTTCTCCACTTGCAGTATCTCCGTTACCCATACGACTAGCATATATTACGTTAGCAATCATTTCAGGTTTACGGTGATATGGAGTAGAGTCTCTACCAGCTTTAACAAAGTACTTACCAAATAGTTTGTTCAATGCATCAGCAGAGTAGTTTAGGTTTTCTTGTAGAGTCGTGAATTCCGCAGATTCATGAGCACACTGAGCTACAAAAGCGGCAACGCGTTTTGCAGTAGTTACTTCAAATTGAGGTAACTGTACAGCCATCGCTTCATACCACGCGTGAACGTTCTTATTACGCGTGAGAATCTTGCCTAGTTTTTGCTCAGTAAAATCGAATTCGAATGCCATTATTTTTTAGCCACTAATCCTGTTACTTTTGCCCATACTGCTTTTGCAAAAGATACAGCTGTGTCAACGATTAGTGTTGCTTTTTGTGGGTATTTTGCACCCAAATGAGCACCAACTAAAAATACGATAATGTTTGTTAACATGTGTTTCTCCTTTATTAACAGCTGAACTTATATTGCTATGGGGTTCAGCAAGGCCCATATTTAAATATATTTACTTGTTTTATTTAATGTGCTTCCAGGAGTCTTCTCGTGGATTCGTTGTAACACTTCTTTAAATCCGTTATCGGCTTTATGAATACCTAATCTAACTGGATCTATTAATGGATTAAGGCCAGTAATTAATGGCTCAAGATTTGGGTTAGCTTCGAGGAACTCTGCCTTTGCAGCGATACTCATAACTCTCTCAAATACTTCACCAGTATCTTTGTTTCTAAAATCATATGTTGGCATAATTTTCCCCTGTAGTTTTATTTATAAACTCTGGGACTTGCCTTTTCTTCCAAGAGAACATTCTTTGCTTTTCGCCATTATAATAGTTGCGATATGATTGCACACCATTGCCTTTTATTTTGTATTGATCAGGCATTGCTGGTGTTGGATCTGTAAAATGAGTGTGTATTATATTATTAGGTTGTTGCTCTAATCTTGCTACAAGACCTGATGATTCACACTTATGAACCTTACCATATCGATAAGTGTATTCTTTACATAGTTCGTTTAATAATACCCACAACCACATATAGTTTTCTGATCCACTTCTACACCATACTGCAGATGGGTGATTGACATGTGTTGCAGTATACAATGTTTCATTTCGTTCGTCAGATAATAACCAACGTTTGATATTACGCCCAGTTGCAGTCTTACCTATAAATTGATCGCCATCTAATACTCTGTGTGCAGTACATAACAGCTGACAAGATTCTAATATCATCTTGACACAGTGTTTATCTACGTGGTATTCTGCTGCTTTTTTAGGATCAGTATCTAGGTAAAATATATTCATCTTCGATTTTAGGTAAGAAGTGTGGGTGTTCCATTAACCACTTCTTAATCTTAAGTGCACCTTTTTGTTCAAGTTTATAGGCCTCAAGTTCCCAGGGCTGTCTACGATATATGTATCTATGGTTATCGTTTTCATACGTAAGGTATTGGATCCTAACATTATATTTCAATTGGCCAGATATGAATTGCCTGGCATGCACTAATTCATGTGCTATAGTCTTACATAAGTTAGACGTATTCTTTGCGTTAAGCTCGATTATGATGTCGTCATCAAATTCTTGATCGCATGAACCCAACATCTCATCTGTCTTATAGTTCTTAAACAAGAATGTATACTTAACATCCTTTGTTTTTTTGGGATACTTATTGGATATACTTTTGATAAGCGTCTTTTCAGCAGCTATGCATTGCTTTACGAACGTAGTAAGCCTGCGAGGTGATAAGCGTCTTACTGCTGGTGTGCAATAGACCGAAATCTTATCTGTTTTATAAAGTAATATTTGTCTTATCATACCTAATATACTACCACATCCTTTGATTAAAGTACATGCTAACATAACTTATTGATTATAAAGACAATTTTAAAACACACCCAGACTCATGAACTGTCTGATATATAGCTTACTATCTATTTATGTAAATTTATGCTTTGGGTGCTGCGGGTGCGATGAACCCAGCTTCCTCTACAAGTTTACGGGTAATCTTTTTATATAGCTTAGGTAATTTTTGGTCTTTGATAGCTAAGATCAATTTAGCCTCAGTTGGATGTACTGATTCCAATAAAGATATGAATAACGCCTCACGTTTAATAGGCTTTAAATCTTTTCTAAGGAATACATAGAATCTTCTAAGCTCTTGTGTAAGGATAGCTGGATTCATGCCAATAGGTGCCGCATCTTGTCTATACGGAGGTTCATCTTCAGGTAGAAGGAACTTCTTCTCAGGTAAGAATGCATATTCAAATACTATCCTAAGTGCTGCATTACTTTTATACTTTGTTGATAATAACTTGGGATCTGCATTGACCTCTTCAAGTATCTCTGGTAAAAATGTTGTTGCCATTTTAAAAGTCCTCAATTTCGTCGAGTAATAATCGACATTGGTTTTTAATTAAGTATTCCATAACAGAATTCTTATCGCCTTTAGGCTTAGTGTTCTCATAAGTATATATGATTATTTTAGCTAATGGTTCAGGTATAAAGTCAAAATTAACTAACTGTTGATTACGTTGATAGTTCCTCTTCTCTTCATCGTTCTTACAAGCCTCGATACCTTTCTCAAAGAATTCGGGTAGACGCTTAGAACTAAAAGGTTTTTGACGATCTCCAGATACAAACACATCGTCTCTTGATAAGATGTTTGGTATACCATCACCTGAATCACCTTTAACTATATGTTGAATAGTATACTCTTGAACTTCTTTATTAGTGCCTTCTACAAACTTATGTTGCATAGGTGACCACTGACGTACGTTCTTATTGCGTTGTAGTTGGATAAAGTCTTTGTCAGATGAGACGATCAATACTTTTTGTGGTTCAGGGAATAAACCATTTTGTTGTAATAAGTTTTCTTGTGTAAACTCTGTAAGCACCGCAATGATGTCATCTGCCTCAGCGCCTTCATTAATAAGTACTTTATAAGGAAAGTAGTCGATAAGATCTTGTCTTAATTCAGAAAGAGTCTCGAATATAAATTTCCAATCAAGGTCTGACTTATCGCGATTAGCTTTACGATGGGCTTTATAATGAGGGAATACGGTCTTACGCCAATATGATGGTCCATCACATGCTATGATGACTTCACCATACTCTTTATACTTCTTCTTATAAGATTTAATGGTTGCTAGTGTCGTATGACGAATTAAGTTC